CACGGATCATTTCTGGCGAGGTGATGCATGTAGCTCTTGGTAGTGGCACAACAGTAAGTGTGGGTCACGCTGCTTACTCGAACTCATCCGGCACAGCGGTCGCCGCTGATGTGGACGAGTACAAGGCAGCAGCTGCATCTACTGGAATTGCCACTGTGGCTTGCGCGGCAACATCCGCACTTGGCAAATTCAGTGTTGTTAACGCTGACAAAAACGGCATCCCCGTGACGGTTTCGATAGCTGGTGGTAATGGCACTGGTCTTGTCGAACTCGTGATGTTGTATGCTCTAGACTAAAGGTGTGGGGGGCTTTGTCCCCCCATTACTTTTTGGAGAATTTCGATGGCATCTGACGTTGATATCTGTAATGCCGCGCTTAACAATATTGGCGCGACAAACATAATTTCGCTTACTGAAGACAGTAAAGCTGCTCGTGTTTGTAACCAGCGTTACCCGATTGTTCGTGATGCTGTATTTAGGACGCATCCGTGGAACTGCCTGATCAAACGGCTTGAGCTGGCTCAAGGTGCTACGCCTAGTTATGAGTATTCTTATTCTTTTCCTTTGCCAAACGAGCCTTTCTGTTTGCGGGTGCTTGAGGTTGATGGCGAGGCCAGCGGCGTTACATACGTTGTTGAAGGTCGTAGCATCCTGAGTGATACAGCTACTATGAAAATTAAATATATCTCGCGGGTGCTTGATGCCAACGAATACGACACGTTGCTGATCGAGGCACTTGCTGCAAGGTTGTCCAGCGAGATTGCGTACCCACTAGCTAATTCAACCAGCTTACAAGCGCAGCTATTTAACATCTATGAACACAAGATTTCTGCTGCCCAGTTTGTTGATGCAACAGAAGGTACACCGGCAGAAGTTACGAGCACTTACTTTACTGACGCGAGGCTGTAATGAGCAAGGCGTCCTATGCCTTTAGTGCTTTCACTGCTGGTGAGGGCTCGCCTCGATTGGAAGGCAGGTTTGATCTTAGCAAATATTTTTCCATGTGTTCGACACTGGAAAATTTTACAGTCATGCCCCACGGCGGGGTCGCTCGCAGATCCGGCACACAATACGTTGCCGAAGTTAAATCAAGTGCAGCTTCTACAAGATTAATCGGTTTTGAATTTTCAACAGAGCAAACTTACATTCTGGAGCTAGGCAACCAGTACATTCGTTTTATCAAGTCTGGCGCACAGATTAGAGAGACTGCTAAAAACATAACGGCGATAACCAAGGCCAATCCAGCTGTAGTAACTATCAGCTCTCATGGCTTTGAAAATGGTGAGGAAGTGTTTATCTCAGGTGTTGTTGGCATGACTGAGGTTAACAACAAAAGTTTTAAGATAGCTGATAAAACAACTAATACGTTTGAGCTACAGGACATGAGCTCGACAGATATTAATTCTTCTGCTTTCACGACCTATTCTTCAGGCGGCACAGCAGAGCGGGTTTACACTGTTGCTTCGCCTTACCTGACTGCGGAACTGTTTCAGTTGCAGGTCGCGCAATCAAACGATGTTATGTATATCGTGCATCCAAATCATGCACCAAGAAAGTTAACCCGCACAGGCCACACAAATTGGACGCTCACAGAAGTTGCCTTTGAGCTTGGCCCTATGACGGACGAAAACAACACTACGACAACTTTGTCAAGCAACGGCCTGACAGGGTCAGTCACTATTACGGCATCAGCTGTCACTGGCATCAATGACGGTGCAGGGTTTCAGACCAATGACGTTGGTCGATTAATCAAGATGCTAGATGGCTACGCCAAAATTACAGCGCGCAATTCTACAACAGAGGTTGTAGCGACAGTACAGACTAATGAAGAATTAAGGGACGAGCTACTACCGGCCTACACAGCTGCGACAATAAGTTTTGCAGAGGGTGATCCTGATAGTACAGCTCTGGAGCATAATGACCGAATTTTGGATTCTGCAAAAGGTTTTCTTGATCAGGGTTTCAAGGTTGGTCAAAAGATTACAATCACTGGCACGAGCAGTAATAATAAAACCTGTCTTATCGTAGCAGTAACAGCTGACACTATTCTGGTTAGCCCATCAGATGATCTGGCTGACGAATCTGCCAGTTCTGGTAATACAATTACAGGTACGATTGAAGCAAAAACAGATTGGTCGCTTGGAGCGTTTAGCCCACAGACAGGTTTCCCTGCCAGTGTTTGTTTTTACGAAGAGCGATTAGTCTTTGCCGGTACAACCGAGCAGCCACAAACAATATTCTTTTCTGAGAGTGGTGGCTTCGAGCAGTTCAAAGAAGGCAGCTCGGATGGTGATGCAATGCGCTACACGATTGCTTCGCAACAAGTAAATATAATCCGTTATCTGCAACCTCTGCGCGTACTGGTCGTTGGTACAACTGGCGGCGAGTTTGCTGCCAGCAGCAGCGCAACTGGTGAGCCGCTTACGCCGACCAATGTGCAAATAAAACGACAGACGACATACGGCGCGTCAACTGTCAGCCCGATACAATCAGGCAACGCAGTTTTGTTTTTGCAAAGGGCCAAACGGAAGATTCGCGAGCTGGTTTATAATTTTGATGTTGATGGCTACATTGCACCAGATCTGACTATACTTGCAGAGCATGTCAGTGAGGGTGGTTTTAATGACATGGACATCCAGCAAGAGCCCGACAATATTATCTGGGCAGTTCGAGCTGATGGGCAGCTGTGTGGGTTAACGTACCGGCGAGAAGAGCAGGTTGTCGCATGGCATCGACATAAAATAGCGGGAACCTTTACCGGCGTACATGGTTCACTGGATAGTGCAACCTATGACTATGGAATTGTTGAGAGTGTTGCATCCATACCCAGCGATCTTGATGAAGATGATGTTTATATTATTGTTAAAAGAACCGTTAACTCTGTAACAAAAAGATATATCGAGAAACTAGCCCCGTTAGATTTTGGCAGCAATGTCGCTGATGCTATTTTCTTGGATAGTTCATTATCCTACACAGGCGTAAGCAATACTCTTAATGGTGCTATTAACACAACCGCTACAACTATAACGCTTACTGCAAGTTCCAGCTTTAGTTCTTCTGGAGCTGTTAAGATCGGACAGGAAATTATCAGTTATACTGGTAATTCTGGTAACCAGCTAACAGGCTGCACAAGGACAGTTGCAGGTTTAAACGCAGCCCATGCAGATGATGCAACTGTTACCCAAGCGGTAAATAGTTTTTCAAATCTGCATCATCTGGAAGGGCAAACAGTTTCTATTTTAGGTGATGGTGCTACGCATCCTGATGTAACGATAGCGTCAGGAGCAATTACATTATCAAGGTACGTTATAAAAGCGCATGTTGGAATTAATTACACTTCGACATTAAGGACAATGAGGGTTGAGGCTGGCTCGGTTGACGGCACAGCGCAGGGCAAGGTTAAAAGACTTCACCATGCAACAGTTCGCCTATATCGATCAGTTGGTGTCAAAGTTGGTGAGAGTGCCACAGTGAATGATCTAATCCCGTTTCGATCATCAGCTGACCAAATGGATCAACCTATTAGTTTGTTCACTGGCGACAAACAGATCGAGTTTGACAGCGGGTTTGATACGGACGGGTTTGTGACTGTCTTACAGGATCAGCCGTTGCCACTTACTTTGCTGGGCATATACATCAGGCTTCAGACATTTGATACATGAACAATACTGAAATAGTGCCATTTGTTGCAGGGCATGCACACGAGATCCTCGAACAGGGGTTGCAGCTGGATGAGGGCCATAACTGGCACGATCAGGCAATCACAATGGAAGAGGCTGGTTTTTGTGTGACGTTGCTTGCAGATCAAAAGGCTGTCTTGAGCACTGGAATTATTCCGTTATGGAATGGTGTTGGCGAGGCTTGGTTGCTTGGCAGTAATGAAATGCCAAGGTATCCGATTACAATAGCACGAGCGATCTATGAGTGTTTCTACCAGTGGGTAGATGAAAAAGATCTGTGGCGGGTACATGCCAACGTGAGAACAGATTGGGTGACGGCAGTTCGTTTTGCCAAGTTTATGGGTATGAAAAAAGAAGGGCTAATGGAAAAGTTTGGGCCGGAAAAGGCTGACTATTTTCGTTACGCATGGGTGCGCGAATGAGTTATGCATATGCAGCAGCTGGGTTAAATGTTGCCGGTGGCATCATGGGGTTTATGGGCAACTCCAAGTCAGCCAATTCAGCAAAACAG